TTGATGAATAACTTTAGCCTTGATGCCATCATCCTTGAGAAGCTTGAGAAGAATAGCCATAATCTCCTTGCTTTTCATCTCCTTGTTATATTCTCCCATTATGCCGTCAAGTCTAGTTAGATTGCCATTAAGAGCGTCATTATCAGGAGTTATAATCTCAGCCTTCAAACGATCAACTCGCTCCTTAGTCTCTTTACCTTGTTCAATAATAACAACTAATTCATTTTTAATAATCTCTTGCTCCATAAGAATAGCTGTCTTATTATCAATCTCTCTCTGAATATTATCACATTCTTCTTCTAAAGACTTACTGTTGAACTTAATTTCTGCAATCAAATCTAGTAATGCAAGTATTTCGTCTCTCTTCTTTAAGAGAATATTCTTCTTAAACTCTTCATCTATGTCCTGTTTGCATACATTACATATACAAGAATTTTCATAGAACAATATCTCCTGTTGAATGCTTTCCAAATCACGACTATACTTACTCCACAAAGAATTTTCGTTTAATCTCTTATCAGTCAAATCTCGAAACGTATCTTTTAGCTGATTAATATCTCCTTTTGGAGAGTTAACCACAAGCACCTTTCTTTGATTAAGCTTTTCTCTTAAATTAACCAACTTCTTCTCCAAGTCAGCAACCTCTTCTTCAACCTGAATCTTACGTTTCTCATTATATTCGCGCTGCTGATCAATGCGGTCCTGCACAATTGTCATTTCATTCTTCAAACTAATTATAAGCTTATCGTTCTCCTGAATTCGTTTCTTCAGAATTACGTTCATGGTGGAGAATAATTCAAGATCAAGCAGATTCTCTATAATCTCCCTTCTCTGAGGCACTGGAAGCTCCAGGAATGGCACATAAGAGGCTGATCCTAGAACTACAACCTGCACAAAAGCCTTATGGTTGACACGCAGGATATGCTCTTCTAAATAGGATTGATAGTCATCGGAGTTTGTTTGATTAACTAAGGTATCATTCTTATAAACCTCAAACTTATTCGGCTTTAGCCCTCTCACGATCTTATATTGATCGGAACCAATAGCAAACTCAACTTCCACCAAAGTATTTTTTCTGGTAATAGTATTAACTAGAAGTCCAAGTGGAAGTTTTCTAAACGGCTTCTTAAAGAGACAAAATGCTAGAGCATCAAGAAGAGTTGACTTTCCAGCACCATTCTTGCCAACAATCAGGGTTAGGGGAGCAGAATTTAACTGAATTTCCGTCCATTGATTACCAGATGATAAAAAATTTTGAAATCGTATTGTTTTAAATTCTATCTTCATTATAAATTAATTGCCTCCCTCTGTATTTCGTCGGCTAGTAATAATAACTCACTTCGATATGGAAAATCAAGTGTTTCTATAGTTTTCTTGAAAATACTATCATCATTAACCTCAATATCTTCTTCTACATTAACTTCAATCTTGGATACCTTCTCATCAACCAGAAGATCAATCACGCCTAACTCATGAATAGAATTAATAAAATCATTAAATTTAGCCTCTGAAATCTTGTTAACAACGTTCACCCTGCAATAAGTATCTTTTGCTAATCTAATGTCGCAAATATTTGATTCGTCATACTCCAATTTTGTGAATATTTTGTAAGGATTTTTGATCCAATCCATCTTCCCACTAGCTGTATCAAGTACCATAAACCCACAGAAATTATTACAATCACCCCAATTAAAGTGAAAAGCAGAGCCAATATAAAATACATTACCCCCATGAGAACGGATATGATAGTGACCACTAAAAACGCTATCAAACCGTCCAAAAATTCCCTTATCTTCTCCATTTATAGAAATTCTTCCTTTTGTTTGTTCGAAACCTTTAAGTTCTAAATGCCCCATACAATATTTAGCATCTGAATTTTTTATAATTTCTAAACTGCTTACTTTATTTTCTGGAGAAATCCATGGAACAAGAAGAATCTTTGCTCCATCAATATTAATGTGTGTTGGAAGATCAGTATGCATTTTAAAATTATAATATTGTTTAGTAATCTCATTAAGAATATTAATACTATTTGTTGATCTATAAAATACATCATGATTGCCGGCAAGCATATTAACATCAATATCAAGTGCATCAAGAGGCTCAAGAAAATCCTCTCTTAGCCTCGCACCTGTCTGAATATTAAGCTGCCTTCTATTTTCTACAAGATCACCAAGATGAACAACATGATTGATATCATACTTCTTCAAATATGGAAGAAATACGTTCTGTATAAATTTCTTCTGATAATTATAGAAATGCGGGTTGTCGCCGCGTGCTCCGTAATGCGTATCAGAAATTAAAGCTACAAGACTCAATTATTTTCTCGGCTTATACATACTAAATTGAAATTTTCCTTTATTTTCTATCAAAGCATCAGTAATATAATCTTTAACTGATTCTAAACGAAGACTAAGATAGTATTTTTCGTTTTCGTTTGTGGCAGCTTTGAACTTATCTACTAAATTTATGATAAGTTCAGGTACTAAATATAGGTTATGCTGTTTCATAGTAATTCTTCCTTATTAAGAACGGTTATTTCATACGGTAGCCAATCTATTGGTTTATCAAACCTATAATAAATTATTTCACTAGTATTCATATCATGAGACACATCTGATCTTTCTATAGGTTCGCAAACCTTTCTCCACATTCTCATATAATCTTCTACTGTATTTTCTTCAAAAATATATTCATTATTCTGCATTTTATTCTTCCTTAATTTTTTTGTGTTTTTTGTTTTTACTATAGTCGAGATTTTTATGAGTAGCGTAATTATTTTCCTTACTCTTCTCTCTCTCAAAATTATCTATTACCTGACGATGTTCCTCATTATTGAATATACCCTCCATATCATTTAATTCTGTAGAGAAGTGGCGTTCAAAGTTCTTATGCTTGATATAATTCTCCTTGGACTCCTTGGCGATCCTCTGTAGAAAGACGTTCCAGGCAATCTGGGTGAAGTATCCAAATGGATTTGGATTTTCCTTATTATATTCAATATCATATGATTCTACTTTTTCGATCATCTTCTCAATAGCGTCGGCGATCATTTCATCCCGGAAACTATAATTAATAAAGTTGTATTTTATAGATAGCTTCTCTGCAATCTTGAGAATACATTCACCGATATATCTCGGAATCTGTGGCTTTTCACCATCTTTTGATTCCTTGATCTTCTGATTATAGTCTACAAGGCACAAATAAAAGTCTGGCCCGTTTACATAATTCTTAGTCGATTTTGGTTTTCTTACAATACTACCCTTTACTTCCTCTGTCAATCTTTTTTCCTTTTTTCTTGTTATTGTTGACATAATGAAATTCGGAGCTAATTGCTAAATTCAGATATGTATTGTAGTATATAATTGTTACTAAGTCAAGCAATAAAAATTATTTTTAAAAATGAAAATAGTACTTGACAAGCTTTTTGTCCGGTGTATAATAGAACTAAGAAAACCTTAGATAAACTTTAAAGTTCCTTAGAAAAACCTTAGACTGAGTAAAGAAAAAAACAAGTTACCTTAGATGTACCTTAGTAATATATGAGATAATATATCAGGGCGGAAATTATTTCAATGAAATATTGTATTCTTGAAAAGGAAATTCTTCTTCTTCATAAATAGCTCTTCTTTCTTTCATATGAAGCAGAGTTGTGTTTTCTACAGAATCAATTAGATCATCTGCAATATCAAAAACCATCAAGTGAGTTTTCAACTTCATTTTTCTCAGTCCTCTTCCGAGTGTTTGCAAGACCCTTATTCTTGACTTAGCAGGATGGGCAAAAATAAGATTATTCAATCTCAGAATATTAATACCAGTAGAAAATATTGTACTACAAATTGTGATAGAATCTTCATGTTGTTCAATTTTCTTAATTAATTCTACTCGTTCCTCTCCAGAATAACTTCCATCAATGTAGTAAACAGGAACTGTAGCCTTCTTCAGGATTTCATCATAAATAGCTTTTCCATGATTCTTGTGTCTGATCATCACAAAAGTATTACCTTTAAGAGAAACAGCAAGGTTACTAAGGAAACGTATTCTTTCAGGAAGATTAAGTATATAGGCGATTTCATCCTGGTAATCAACCTTAATACTATTATCACGATAAATTGAATTCAGGTATTTCAACTTCAGAATTTTTATATACAGAGGCGAAGAGAATCCTCGTTCAATTAGTTGTTTGGTCGAGATAAATTTACATATTGGACCAAAGAGGCCCTTGATAGTCATGTTGGATAATTCATCAGTAGATAAGGTTCCAGACACACCAATTTTTACAGGAGTATTAGTAGTCTTAAGCATCATCTTCTTCAGGGTCTTAGCCTGAAAGGTATGAACCTCGTCGCCCAGAATAACCTTCATGCTGTCAAACCATGTTCTAGTTTCATCATAGATTGATTGATAAGTAGAAATGATTAGTTGCTTGTCGGTTTTTCTAGTTTCCCCCTCCATAATTAGATGCGCGTCACCTTCATAACCATAATCCTTGAAGTCGGAGAACATTTGTGATACAAGTTGAATTGTAGGAACGACAATGAGTGTCTTCTTATTAAAGTATCTAAAGAACAAATACATCAGGAGTGATTTTCCTGAAGCGGTTGGGCTGATACCCACCATTCTTCTGTTTCTCACACCTTTGATGAAATATTTAAGTTGATAATCTCTCACTTCATATTTGTCAGGAATATTAAGGGTCTTGATAAAATCTATAGCTTCAATTTCTGAGAATTCTTCTGTCTCAAATTTACCCTTAATTTTATATTCATAGTTAGATTTCTTAAGAAAAGCAACAAGTTCTGGAAGTATTCCTATCAGAAAGGTATGGTTTGTTGTGCTGAAAAGATGAATATAACCATTCCAGGTATGAGCACGAAATCTCTTATCAAATTTATAATCTTTGGAGTGATAACGAAATTGATAATCTATCTCTTTGAGAGTAGACTCTTCGGCTGAGATTCTTACATATGTTTCGTTGATTTTTTCTATATTTATCAATTAGTTACCGCTTTCCCACTTTTTAAATGATAGTGCATTTTGAATCTGAAAGGTGCGTTTATCGAGACTATTCATAATAGAAGTAAGAACGTCTATCTTTTCCTTTTGTATAGCAATCTTTTGAATTATAGTAATAAGGTCTATATCACCATCAAGATAGCGTTGTACTTCAGTTTTGAGAATTTTTCCCTTGGGTGCAAACACCCATCCCTTAGCAATCGTTTCTTCAGTTGGGCCATCAGTATAAAAAACATACTTATCAAAGTTTAATCTATTAAATTCAATAGTATATTTAGTGTGCAGCATTCTCTCATTAGAAAGAATACGTAAATATTTACCGTGTAGCTTGGAAATATTTAGTGCCTCATCATCTAGAAGAATATTATCAATAATTTTATCTGTATTCCATAGATTATGAATTTCATCTAATGTGGTCATAGCTTCTCCTTTGATTAACCACTTATTATAGCATATAAGTATCTATTATGGAAGAGAAATATGATATTTTAGGTAATTAAATCTTACACTTGAGGTAATATATTTTACCGTCTCATCGGTTGTTCCAAATTGAGGGCCAGTCAGACCAGTTGGAGAACAATGGTGGAATGTAAATACGTAGGTAGGATTTCTTTGTGAATCAAGGGTAAATAGTTGTAGGTCTGAGTATATTCCATAACCTGCATAATCAGGATTAGCTTCTAGAATCTTATAGTTTTTTCCGGTATTATCAGGGTTTCCAATTGCTGTGATCCAATTATATATCTCTAGCCAGTTCTGTAAATCATCTGTCACCTTAAAGGTTAATTCAAGATCATCATATACAAGATGATCACCAATCATGGGGATATAAAGAGAAGGTGTTGGAACCTTGGCAGGTGGTAGCGTGATATTAGGAATTTTCACAGATTGACAATAAAACGTAACCCCAGGCGCTCTTTGAATGGTAAAATAATAATTAAGTTGACTTTGTAGGTTTACTGATTGTGGATTGTTAGTTAGCTGAGTCATTTTTCCTCTTTATGTTTTTGTAATATTTATTCGCTTGACAGGAGGGGCGATTTCATATATGGTGGGGTTATGAATTTAGGAGATTTATCATGGCTAAGCGCAAAACTGTTGACGTTGAATACATGAAGATTATTGCCAACAACTATCTGGCTAATTCGCTTGATAAAGATGTTGAATTCCGGCGCG